CATCAGGTACAAAATCAAGCATGAGAGGCTTGAAGTTTCCGGAGAGGCAGGCACCCAGCTCCCAACTGGGTTTATGTGTACCACTAGTTTGAGCAGTGTAGACTGCATTTTTATGTACGTGCGATGGCTTTACCGAGCCCAACTCAGACCCACCATAACTTTGGCGGAGGTAGGGGAGGAACTTGGTTTTACAGTCAAGGATCAGCGTAGGGAGCACCCACACCAAGTCACATTTTTGAAGGGCTGGTGGTCGGTTAATGTGCAAACCCGAGAACCTTTGTGGATGCCTCTGCCTTCGGCAGTGCTGAAACTAGGCAAGCTGCTTCGTTCGCCACGTGAGATTTGCCACGTGAAAAATAATGGCAAATGGAGTCATCCTCCAATTGAGCGCGCGATAGCACAGGTTGCAGTCGCGATCGCTCTTTCTTACGGACAAGTGCATGAAACTTACCCAATTTTGGGGGCATTCTTATGGAAGTTGAGGCGGCTTGGAATGGCGGCGCTTGGATGGGCGCCCAGCAAGTATAGGACCATTAGTTTTAACGCTGTCAACGAATCTTCGTGGCATAAGACCCGAATTGATATCGGATGTGTTGACAGCGAGATGGCTAGAGAAGCCGTGTGTGTTAGATACGATCTCACACTCCACGATTTGCACCGTGTTGAATCACTGCTTTCTCAAATCAATACTCTACCAGCCTACATCGAAGATCCGGTGTTCGATAGGCTGATGGAAGTGGACTATCAGTAGATAGTCCACAAAGGCAACGCGGTGTGTTTAGGCACTCCGAAGGGCGAGCATTCCCTCCTTCGTGAACCTGATATGGTGTGTCCAGGGCCCAGATTGATAATCTCCCTCTGGCGGGGAACTCTACAAAACCTCAAAATTTTGTCTAGGATAGAGCACTTGTACGCAGGTGTATCGTTTGAATCCTTTGTCACCGAACGATAGTAAGTGAAGAGTATTGTGTTTGCTAAGATGCCTGATATTATTATGGTACCTATGCAAAAGAAGAAGAAGAAGAATGTTTCGAAGAAGAGCAAGGGGCAGCGCCTCATTGTCGGACCAGCCACTAGAGCTAGGTCTGCGCGTCGTCCTAAGGGGCTGACAGCGAAATTCGAAAAGAAGCAACGACAGGCTGGAGTTTCAGCGGCTTATGCCACTGGTCAGTCTGGCAGAGCGCCTCGTATCACGAGGACAAATGCGGGAACGCAAGTCCACCACCGGGAGTTAGTAACCAATCTAACAGGCACAGCAGCCTTCACCGTGGCGGCAACCTTGCAATTGAACCCGGGACTAGCGGCCACTTTTCCGTGGCTTAGCGTTATGGCCTCAGCGTTTGAGGAGTATCGATTCAGAAATGTAAAGATCGAGTACTTCACGCGCACGGGGACAAACGTCCCGGGTTCTGTTCTCATTGCCCCTGATTACGATTCATCCGATGCTGCTCCGCAAAGTGAGCAGATTGCGAGTTCATATCCAGATGTGGAAGAGGACGCGCCTTGGAAGGATATTAGCGCGCGCTTGCCAGCACAGAGGCTGAACCTGGCGGACCGATGGCGGTTCGTCAGGGTTGGTGCTCTTGGTGCAAACCAGGACATCAAGCTGTATGATTCAGCGCAGGTGTTTCTATGCACAGTAGACGGTACGGCCGTCAACTGGGGTAAAGTGTGGATTGAGTACGATGTAGAATTCCGGCTCCCACAGCTTCTCCCTGCAGGAAACCCGCCCCTAGGTGGCTCGATAGCCTCAGGAGGTGTTACAACCGGAGCGAATCCTCTGG